AAGTCTGCTCCTTTACCAACTTGAATAACACCAATATCATCTGGCCTACCTGTAACGATTGCCCCGTTCCCCGCCTTAGCAAGGGTCTGAGGTTTGGTAGTACTGCTAGGTGATACAACGAATACAACTTTAGCTGCTGCTGCACTGCCCTCAACGAGAGCTTGAGATAGAGCTTCAAGCGATTTAAGATCGCCAATAAACTCTTCTACTCTTCCTCTACCGTAAGCTTCTCCATCGCTAATGTTGAAGCGTAATGGAAGCCAAGGATTTTGATCGAGGGGTGCTTTGCTGTAGCTGCCAGGTATTGCTTTGTCATAAATTTCTTGATACCAAACGACTCTATTATTCTCTCGTCGGACGTGGGTGTAAACATCCACTTCATTCGAAGAATACTCTTTTGATCGTGCAGCAGGATTTGTTTTAGGATCTTGCTGTTCTTTTGGTAAATACTTTTCGACTAATTTTTTGTTGACTTTTTCTTTTGTGATGATCTCTAATACGTTACCGTTCCCATCACGTTCTATGACAAAGCGATTTAAAGGATAAAGCTTTAGACCTTCTTTCCCCATGTACACTAATGAGTTACCACTGACAATCAGATGCTTAAGTGCTTGGTGTACAACTACACGATCACTTGAAGCAGCGATATTTTCCAGTATAGTTCGTTCAATTTTAGAGAAGGATAACTCCATCTCGGCCCTAATTGTAGGGTCTTGAACAAGATCTGGAACATTGGATTCATTAATTTGTAGCTTGAAGAATGCTGTTTGTGTAGGTAACAATGCCAACATAAGCTTTGCAGCTAATGCATTAACACCCTTAGCACCAACTGATTGCCAGGGTGTAGGGAGGACACGCATACCTTTTACATAATCTTCTTCACGACGTACAAGATAAGGGAGAGTAAGCCTACTAGCTTCCCATGCTTTGTCTAGGAATTGAGAACGATCACCTGTTAGCTCATCATAGCGTTGTCTACAAGTGTTCATTTACTTTGCTTTTTTAGTTTTTTTACCTATGCCGACACCTAAATCGGTATATCTTTTTTTGTTCTTATCGAATTGTGGATTCTTAATTTTGACCTTAAGCTTGTCATTGCTTGTAGGCTTTTTAAATTTACTCTTCGTAGGCTTGAAACTAGAACCCTTAAGAAAAGACTCTTTGTTTTTACCTTCTAATTTATAAGGTTCAATCTTATCAAGTTTAGGTTTTCTAATATTACCAGGAAATTTTAAAGGAGAGGGCAGGTCCTTCATTTTATTTTCTAAAAATCTACGGTTAAGACCGGCTGCACTTTTGGCAGTATCTCGTCTATCAAGCGAAGTAAGATTTACTTCACGTGGTTCAGTCTTAGAATCAATAAGCTTTTTATTCTCTTTATAAGTATCAGTGTCTTTATAACTACGGTGCCTATATTTGTCTTTGTAATCTTTTGAGGATGATTTTTTCGGAATAGGAGCAGGAGAACTAGGACTACTTGATTTATTCTTACTCTCTAAATAATTAGCGGATGCAGCTTGCCAGGATTTATATCCAGCAGGGCTACGGGTTCTAGTCCTCGAATTCGCCCATCTTGTTTGGCCAGCTTTGTATTCTTTTTCGGTCATTGTTCCTCCAATCTTTTTTGAATCCATTCAACAACAGAACGTTGACCTGATTGATACATGATCTTACTCAAGTTGTCGTCTGGGTTAGGTGAGACGGGTGGGAAAATCTCATTGAGTTCTGCTAGTAGTGTTGCATCAGGAACACCAATAACTTCATGCGTACTGAGGTAGGTTGACATTACTATGCTCAAAAAATGCTGGCATCCGTGCAGACTTAGTAGCAGAAAGCTGTGGTGCTTTACCCTGATACATTAAGTTGTCACTAGAATCCAGCCAAAATTTTTTATCCAAATATTTATCAGATGCACCTACTTTAAGTGGTTGCATCACCCAGTTAATCGTGGCCAAGCGGAGCTTATCAAGACTAGGACTGATATCAAGCCCCAGCTCCCTACAAACAATACTATTGGTAGCAACGTGAATTTGTTCATCTCTAGAAATGTCTGCACTTACTGTTCGCATTCCAGCGTCACCATTAAAGCGAAAGAATGGTAGAAGAACGAAGAAAATTGCACGTTCGGCCACCATTGCTTTGGTAATAGTGTGATCAGGATGCGAGACCCAAGCATCACGTAACCGTAACGCTTCTGCTTCAGATGTTTCATCCATCCCGTAAGCATTGGCGATGTAGCCAAGAGCCACGTCGTGGTTTTCTTCGTCCCTGACGTTGGATTCGAGTAGTTCCCGCGCCACGTCTGGAACTTCATTAGCCAGGGCATCACGAATAAAATCTCCCACAGGTAGTTCCATATGTCGTAATGCAAGGGCACGGTGTATTGCTTTCTCCGCTCCTTGCTTGCATGTACCAGCAGTTGTCTGCACTGGTGTCCATTTGCGCTTTCGCGCCATTAGTTTTTCGTAAGGGTTCATTCTGCACAATCACATTGAGGTTCATTGGTTTCTCGTTCAGGTGCTAAGAGACTGCTCAAATAATCATCCACTTCATCTTCAGCGATAGCTGCATAAGCATTAGATTTATCTTGTACATCCCCCATCACTTGAAGCGAATAATATAAAGAGGTTTGTGGAGACCTAAGCCACTCTTCAATAAAGTCCTCATCCATGACAGCCAAATCCGACCACCAGTTATATGAGTACCCATGGAGAAGTCCACTGGTTTGGTAGAGACGCATGATTCCATCTGCTACACGTTTGTAATTTTCCCAGCCAACTTCTGATGCAATTTCTACATCTCCATAGTCATAAGTTTGAACACCAAAGGTGCCAGAATCACGGTCAACTGTTCTTGCAATAGGTGGCGCAATTTCAGGGCAGCATGTATATCCATCAGCATCCTGTGAGCGGTAGCTGCAAGACGCTGTAGGAGCGATAGCGAATGCTCGCTTCATTCCATATTCATGAGCAACTAAAGAAGCATCACGGATGCCATGAGCCATTTGTTGTGCAAGAGAATAAGCAGCAGTAGCTTTTATTTCTCCTGCTGAGTATTGATCAAGTGCTCGCCCGAACTGTTCATAGGACACACCATACCTCCGCAAGAGGTTCGCAAGACCCAAGATTCCAAGTCCAACCTGTCGATCTGTGGTAGAAGGTAGGTATTCCCCAGTCTCTCCGACGCCTGTTTTTGAATGTAACTCACAAAGCTCTTGCATCCCTTCAACATAAGCACTAGGGATCTCTTCGAAGCTGCAGGCTCCAAGATTAATGTGCTCCAATAAGCACGTACCTCTTGAGGGCAAGTACACCTCAAGACATACATTTCCTCTGATTCGTTTAGTTCCTTCATAACGTACTTTATTCAGCCATACATCACCAGCTTTTATTCCTTGAAGGAGCTGGTATTTAACATCAGATGGTGTTTCATTCCACCACTCGTCAGTGATGTTTACACAACGCTTAACCCATGGAAGAACCTCACGAGGTGTAGTTATAAACTCCGATACATCAGCATGATTAAGATCTAAATGGAGAACTATTGCCCCGTTTTTATACTTTCCTCCACGTCTGAGAGTTTCGTTAAGAGCCGAATAGATTCGTCCAAATGATACAGGACCACTCGCAACGACGCCAGACTCTCGCGTGAAGCCCCGTGGGTCAAGTTCTGATAGGTGAATTGCAACTCCTGCTCCATTGCGGAGAGCGTGACTAGCGAATCTCCATGATGCTTCGATACCATCGGGTCCTTCCATTTCATTTGATACATTCATCACCGTGCACGACACGGGGAGACGGCCAGTGGGATCATCGATCCACGATTGGACACGTCCAGTTCTTGAGATGTAATTAGTCATTGATTTCTTGAGAGTCAGAGGTTTCTTCAGTTGGTTCCTCAGTAGAGTTAATAAGTTCAGTACATGCAGCCAGTGCACCCTCTAACCTTTGTACAGTGACAATAGCTTCGTTATATTGCTTGATAAGTGTTTCTTTAAGTTCGGTGGCAGTCATTGGATTAAATCAGTAAGAATAGGGGGTAAATAATTAGGACCTTTTAGAACCTTGCCATCACTACGACGGATAGGTTTACCATCAAGTCCAAGTTTGGACATGTTTGATTTATGCACACGATCCAGAGCTTCGTCTAGATCCCATCCCATATTTGCAGCGTGTTGAAAACATACATATACAAGATCTGAAAGTTCTTTTAACTCTGCGTCGTAGCCTTCAGATGCAAAAGCACAAATGAATTCGTTGTACTCTTCAGCGATCAAATTGCGCTGCATCATACGGTTCTTCGTACTGTTGTTGAAGTTGTAAGCCGTGCGGAACTCCTCCGCCTGCGTAGTCAAGCTCATTTTGTAAGTAGTGGATTGCTTTGGATAAATCTGTTGAGGAACACCCTTTATAACCAGCTCGGCAAATATATTTAATAGCATTGCCAAGATGATAATTAAGTTTTTGGTCTCGGATGAAGTCCCAAACTTCTATCGATCCTCTAGTGTAATATTTGGGTGAAGTGGCCATTCTTTAATTAGTTGAGATACTGTGTTAGTTAGTACGAAACATTGTTCCTGTAGATCCAGAAATAAAATTTGCATATCCTCCTTCGATATCTTCTCTAGATTGTCCTTTATCTGTCGCATCTTGAACTCCTGCTCCATCGATAACTGGAGTATCGGCATTGGAGGGAGACCATAAGATTGGCTTGGTTCCGTCATAATCATCTGCGGTAAGTATTTTTGCTAGTCGTGCATTCATGAGTGCATCTTCTTCTGTCAAACCTTTTGATTTGAACGCTTGCACTACAGAATTCCAGGTATACCCATAATCCGCAAAAAATTTTGAGCTAGTTTTTACACCGAATCCGGGTGCTCCGCTATAGCCATCGGTACTGTCACCTGCCAATGTCTGAATTAAGAACCATTCCCAGCCGCTTTGTTTGTCGATTGTGAACGTTTCTTTGAGATCATATAGGGTTCCGGGTATCTGTTTCATATCCTTATCAGGAGAAACAATAATGCAGTCATCATTCGATGTCGCATGTATTCCCATAGCGTCATCCGCCTCTAGTTGTGGCATACGGATGACTTTATAATCATCGTGAAGCTTGTGAATTACTCGTCTGTATCCACAGGGTTTCTTGCGGGTTCTGTGTCCCTTGTAATCAGCGGCAACTGACTTGCGAAAGTTAACAGAATCACTGAAGAAGAGAATGACATTAGGATCAAAGAATTCGGATTTAATACGATTAATGTCTCTAATAACTGCAGCATAAGCCTCACTAAATTTACTTCCTACCATGATCACATCATCGCCCCAATCAATGTCATACTCTGCTGCTGCACAGCATTTGTAGACAATGTAATCAGCATCAATAAGAAGGGTAGTCATCCTTGCCCCCTACTGAGTTTGCGATCACCTTTAGGCTTAGATCTCCTTCCTTGTCCTTGTCGTGTTTTTTTTCCAGGACGATCAATTTTTTGAACTTTTTTTCCGTATAGCATTAGTGGGTGTCTTTCCAGGTGGTTCCTTGGCTTGCTTCTGCATCAATTCTGCATCTGAGGTTGTAGTACTCGCCAGCTTCTGTTGCGCTAAGTACCAAGGATGAACATAAGTCTTTGGCATGTTTTGGTTCTACTTCAAATTGAATCTCATCGTGGATGAAACCTAATTGAGAGCAGCATAAATTTAATTCTTTGATATGGTCTTGATTAATAACCATAAATCTTTTAGCAACTACACCAGCACCTGACTGAAGTAAATAGTTCAACGCTTTGTGTGGAGAATCAAGTACAATTCGTCTCTTGTCAATCGATTGCACATAGCCTCTTTCACTCGCTTTTTTAATGGCGGTAAGAAGCTCACTAAGTCCATCGATAGCCTCCACATATGCCGCTCTAATCTCTTTACCTTTTCTCTTTGCTTGAGTCGAAGATAGTTGTTTGTCATAAGAGTGTCCAATTTTTTCATCGCCTGCTCCATAAAGAAAAGCGTAGCTAATTGTTTTTATTTGAGATCTAGATACGCCTACTTTGTCAGCATTAACTTGATGAATGTCACCGTTGAGGAGGATGTCGGCATATCTTCCGCCGTCGAATCTCGCAAGATAGTGAGATAACATGCGAAGCTCAATGCCACTAAGATCAGCGCCGACCATAGTGAGACCTGGACTTGCTGTAAAAAGTGCTCTAAATCTTTCGTCACTTGGCACTTGGGCGAGGTTTGGGTTTCGATGGCTTGCTCTATGAGTTGCTGTTGTGACTGAGCAGTGGTGATGAATTCTTTCATTCGTACATAGCTTCAGCCATGCGTTCACGCCTTCGGAGATCATCCCAAGCATTTTCGTTACCTTCAATACTCTCGCGAACTGAATAGAAATCGGAGACGCAATCTCGGTCAGAATAACTTCGTCTATAACTGGTTTCCCAGTAGCTGTCGTCTGGGTTGGCTTCCAGCCATGAAATGTTTGCAGGATCCATGAAATATGATCGCGTGAAGTACAATTTGTATCTTTTAATCGAGTGAAAGATGCGCCTTTGATGTAGCCTGAAGTTTTGTTATCTCTTTTTGGAGTGAAGCTAACTCCTGCGACGTAAGGGTGCTTCTTGCGAAGTACTTCTTCAGTGATGAGAAGCTCTTTTCTGAGAGTCGATGCAAGTTCCCATGCAGACCGCTCATCGAAATACCATCCATGAATCTCCTGTTTAGTAAGTATTTGTTGAACACGGTGCTCTAATTGCACCCATTCAGGTATTTTTGGAAGTGACAAAATAGTTTGGTGGTAACGTGTACATCTTGGATGCAATAGTCTTCCATTGATTGGGACCATTCTTTCCAATCAGTGTCTTTGCCAAATGAACCTTTAAATTCACCGAGTCGATAACCGTAAGATTCCAGAGAGTGTCTGCCGTATAACTGCAACGGCATATGTTGCCAACTACGCTTTTTATCAAGCGACATCATGTCAGAATGATACAACCTAGATAGAAGTAAAGTATCAACCATAACGCCAGGCTCAGTAAACCAAGGAAATAATTTGCTGAGAACAGGGCAGTCATACCCAAGAATGTTATGACCAATAATACAATCAGCATCCTGGAGTCTCTGTACCCCACGTACAACAGGTTCCGCTTGACCCGTGTCATTGTACGCAATAGTTTCTTTAGTCTCAAAATCATGAATAGCAATGCAGTGGATAGAGGAAACGGTGCTTAAAAATCCATTTGTTTCAATGTCAAAGACAAGGCTCACTTCGTTTTCCATACATAAGTCTTGTCTACAAATTGAGCACGTTTGATAGCAGCTTCTGTAGGGGGATTAGGTTTATTTAATTTCATGGTTTGAAAATTAGAAATCAGTTGTTGAATCGAAACTTTCACTTTGTGTCTCTGTAAATTTACAAGTTTCAAGGTTATACGTAAGTGCACAAGCTATACCAGTCTCGCCTGAATAGCGATTTTTAAGGACTCTAACTGTCGTAACACCTCCAGCTTGGTCTGATTGTTGGTCGCGTTCAAGTCCAATGACCGTATCGCTGAGCTGAGCAATTGCAGCAGATCCTCGCAATTGTCCGAGCGTAACTCGTGCTCCTTCTTCATGATTTTTATCTCCAGTTGTTCTCTTTAAATGTGATACAAGGAATAGTGCAATGCCAGTTCTTTCAACCAATGAACGAAGACGAGTCATGGTGATATCGATCATTCTCCTTTCATCCCCATCTAAGCCTGATAACAGAATGGATAGGTGGTCAAGGAAGATAATTTTGCAATCAAGACCGCTTGCCAGGTACTCAATACGATTGTAGATAACGTCTGGATCGTAAGAACCAAAGCCATCAAACAAGTATAAGTCCCAGTTAGCCATTGTCTTATTGAATGCTTCTGTCAGTTCTTCATGCGTAGGTTCTCCTAAATGCAGAGATTTACCTACAGAACTGCTCATAATACCTAGAGCTGTTTGTCTGTTGGACTCTTCAAGAGCCAGATAACCGACTCGTTCTCCGTTTTGTAATAGAGAACTTGCAATACACCTGCAGAAGCTGGACTTGCCGATACCGCTGCCTGAAGTAATTGTGCACAGTGTTCCACGTCGTATGCCATGGAGTTTATCGTTAAGTCCTGCAAAGGGATAGTCATAATCGTTAGGAGGATTAGGTGTAGTAACTAATTCAAGTAGGGATTTACCTTCAACAATGCCGTCCGGCCTGTAGGGTTTAGCATCCCAAAATGCACGAGTTAACGCGTCATAATCCTTCGCTTGTAATGCATCTGAAGCATCCTTATATGCGGCTAGGCGGGCTATAGATACCTTGCCAGGTGGTAGCACCCCAGCGGCAGATTTAGAGGCCTCAATACCTGCATCATCATTGTCGAAGAATAGAACAATCTCGTCATAGCCTTGAAGAAATTGTAGATTCTTTTGTATCGACTTCTTTGCTGATGAAGCACCAGATGGTAGCGATACCACTGGCCAAGTAGGAGCGATTTCATGACAAGAGGCAGCATCAAGCTCGCCTTCAGTAATGACAATTCGCTTACCGGTACTAGGCCAAAGGTGTTGTCCAAAGAAGGTTCCATCAGTATCACCTTCATAGGAAAAGGTCTTGTTTGTTGTACGCGTTTTTGCGCCAATGACTTGACCATCCGAGTTTTGATAGTGGAAACGAAGAACATCTCCGTCTCTGTAGATCTTAAATTTTTCGCAAGTTTTCTCAGTGAGGTTCCTCTTAGGTAAACGGACTGCTTCACCTTTGTAGGTGCTTTTCATGTTTGTCGATTGTGAACGAGTGGAATTTGATTTTGTTAAGGTGTTGCATACAAAGCAAAATCTATTCCCATCTGAATACACAGCAACCCCATCAGATGAACCGCAATCAGTACATGAATCATGGTGTTCAAATGAACCAGTCGATTGGTATGTTTGCAAAGCTAGTCCATAAAATGTTGTTTTTCTCACACCATTTGGCGTAAGTAGTTTTACTCTTCTTTGATATCTTGTTGTATGGTGCTTGAAATACCATCCTTAAATCAATTTCTGGATGTTGCTGTTTGACGGCCTTAATCTTACGACGATCCTCCGCTTCCCAGTACCCCTTGCACTCAAGATAAATACCGTTAGGCAGAAGAAAATCAGGAGTGTAGTTATGTTGAATTTGATATGGAACCTTAGTAGATTCATACTCATACTTCACCCCTAGTTCAACCATAAGATCAGCAACCTTTTCTTCAAGGCCTGATCGAAAAGCCATTACCAAATACCAGGGATTAGCTGACCTGTGATGGCATAAGATCCAATTGCAGCGATGACACCAAGCATTGCAAGGCGTCCATTGAGCATCTCCGCACGCTCATTGTGTGATTCATTCATTTCCATAATCTCCATTGGTGGTTCTGTAGCAAATAAGTTTTGACGGTTGCCGTCTTCAGTAGTAACTGTCATCAGAAGTCGTCTACCTCAGCATCAGTAGAGGGAACTACATTTGGCTCGGTGGCCTTATATCCTTTCGTGTTGCCGAAAAGTTCCGCGACATCTTCGCTGCTGAGGTTCCCCGAGTCGGTTCCTGCAGCAGAGCTGACAGACACAACTTGCACACCAACGAGTTTAAGCGAAGTACCATAAGTAACACCATCCTTGAGAATGTATGGCTTCTGATAGAACGCGACCTTGACCTTTGAGCCAGAGTATAGAGGTGTTGATTCGTCTGTAATTGGAGTTCCTTCAGTGTCAACAATAGGTGGCTTGGTCTCATCGTTGTATGAGAACTTGACCTTGTATTGTCCATTAGATACCTCCTCCCATGGTTCAGGCTTGAGAGTAGAACGCTTAGGGTTCTTTAGTTTTGATTCAGCCCATTTAATATTCTCAGCACGATCTACTTCAAGAGCTTCAATCATGGACTCATCGATAACAGTGGACAATGAATAGCCAAATTTACTTGGCTTCAGTACAGCTTGGAACCCTTCAAGGACAACAGGCTGTTCAGTTTTGTGGATAGTACGTGGCATTAATTAGTTTCAAGGTTGAATTTTTCTCCAGATACACGCATATGTGCTTGCATTGAAGAACGTTTGTATCTATTGGCGAAGACATCTGGAAGCCAGTATGTTTCTATCCAATATATTGTGGGACACAACCTAATGTGTTCTTCTACTGTGTGATTATGAAATCCAATCTGAATGCAACCATCGTGGGTTACACAATTGAACTCACTTCTGTAAATGTACAGTTTCACTAGCAGAAGAAATAGGTTGATTCAATCACTGACTCAGGGCAGAGATCGCCAATGATTGGAGGTTTAGTTTCAGCACCTATTTGGTTAGCCCAAGTATCAAGGTAAGAATTCTCAGCGAATAAGTGCATGTATGTTTCACGGACGATCTCTGAAAGAGTACCCATATCCGTTGCACGACATAATACAGAATCATGTATTAGTGCTAGCGGAGCATCGAACTTTAATGCAGATAGGTGAAGAAGACTTGCATCTAAGGAGTGGATTAAGTTCGGAGCCGTAGCATTTTTATGATGATTCAGATCTACCTTGTCGCTGTCTTCCGTAGCAATAGTAATATTGACACGGCCTAACAGTTGAAGCTTTACACCTACTGTTAGTTTCTTGTTTAATTTTTGAGTAACAATAAACCCTGATGGAGTTACCCATTCAAGTTCTGTTGCACCCTTCTTAATAGCTTTAGCTACTTCAGACTCAATCCATTTCATAGCAGCCATAGGTCCAGGAACTACTACATCCATTGCTGCTCTTACAGCAGTAACAGTTGCAGTTAAGTCCTCCTTACTAATCTCTACACCCTTTTCTTTTAGAGCATCACGAATGTATCCTCTATTAGAATGTGGTTTAGCGTTATAAGGCACCGTCATAACTACACGTTTGACAGTCTTTCTATCCATGTAAGGTTGAATACTTACAGGACAGTTTGGTTTGGCTTGCTCGGCAACGATTTGATAGGCGTCTTGTGGCCGATCTGATGGCAAGACGTTGACCAATCTTGCAGTGGACGAATCTCTACATAGTCCGGCGAGGATTTGTAACCCGGAACAAGTTGCATCGGTTGCAACTGGCAAAGAAGTAAAATTTCTATCACATTTAATTACACAATGATAGTACTCATCACATGCTGCTAAGAACTGCCAGGGTTCTTCTGCTGCTTCCCACATAGATATGGTGCTTATTGGGTCTTGAGCGACCGCAGAAATCACCGCATCGTTCTCTTGCACCCATTGCATACGTTCATGCATAGGTGCTTTATCAAGACCATAAGTAGTAGCAACTTGAAACGCTAGCCATTCTTCAGCATCAGGTGTCATGTATGACTCCTCACTAAATTTAAGTAATGACTTACCAAAATCAGTATCCTGAGGAGTTAAGAAAGCAGGGATGGGATAAGCACGTCCTCTGTAGTCAAAGGACCAAGGAATGAAGAACTCCTTCTTATCTTTGAATAGCTTTGCTGCTTCCATTGTCATGCGTGTTCTACATGACCTTTTAAATGATGCTGCATTCTTATTCAGAACTTCAGCAGCATTGCGTCTGTATTGCTTGCGAGAATCATAGTTCTCTGCAATATCAACAGGCTTAGGAGGTAGAGGGATCTCTACAATAGGGACAAACTTACCAATAGGCATTCCAGCTTGCATCAACGTCTCAGCGATGTCGATTGTGAAAGGGTTTACTTGATAACCTACCTTCTGAATTTTATT